AATACTACCATTTTTAGACCAAGCACTGGTCTAAACGCATCTACTGGTCTTGGGGCCAATCAGTTTCTGAATATTAATTTCATTGGTGCTGCTCTACAGACATACAATCTATGTGAATATTTATATACATGGACAAGTGCTCACGATATTACTACGATAACAACGTTTCTAACACGGTTGCAAGCATTTGTGGGTATTAAAGAATCTCTCGCCCGTATGCGTGAAATAGCTGACTACTATTCTGTCACATGTCCATCTCAAATTAATGCCGTATCAGGAGGGGCAACAACACCGGCTGGAAATTCTGCTGCACAATTTCAGTGTTCAGATTTTTTACATGTTGAGGACGAGGCTACAAATGTTAATTGGCCACAGGCTAGTTCCTATAAGGCCAGGATGTTGATACATCAGACAGACACATTAGGATGGAATCTAGTGGTTACAAATATATATGACCCACCGTCTGTCGATTCACCCGACGAACCGTTACTTGAGGAGATTGGTCGAGTCAACGCTGTACACTGGCAGCACCTGAGAGCTGGTGTGTTTGCTGCTGTTTGGAACTCGCATGTATCATCTCTCGGATGGAATACTCAGACATGGAATCAAGCATATACTAATACATCGATGCCTATATTTAGAAACCACATACAGAAGTATTTTTCGAAGGCTTCTACACCTGGTCTCGGGCTGCCTAATAGCGGATGGGGCCCTTTGCTTGCAAAATATTTCGAGGCAACGACCGGTTTTTGTAACGCGTCATACAAGATTGACAATCGTGTATTGACTTTCTGGGATTATCGTATCCCTGTATCGGCATTGTTCGGTACTACATATTCGGTACTTGGTGTACTGAACGACCAATATATTCCGTGCACATTGCCGGATGTATGGCAAAATCTGTTATTACCAAAGGTTCCCAGATATCAGATGTCTTTTCCACCTGCTAATTCTGCTTTTTCAATTCGTGGATATACAAAGGGTCTGTCCCATTATCGTATAGGACAAAACCAGATAGGATCCTGGATGCAAGAAGATTTTATGAAACCAGGCCTGTCTGCGAAACGAGAACTGATCGTCATGAGTGATACACGATGGAACGATCGATTGATGTATGTATATGGAGCTGCTTTACAGACATTACATACTGGCGTTGGTGTACCTGGTGCTCCTCCAGCCTCTACATTTCCTTGTCAACGTACAGTAGCGTTGCCACCATGGATCAATGCATTCCCGATATCGAATGATTATATGTGGAATACTACATGTATGCCGTGCTTCACGAATAACGGTTTATTCATACATGCGATATCTACTGTTATAAACGGTGCGAATATAGTCCAAGCGATGGCCGGACGTCAAATAATAAATTCATTTAGCTGGCAAATCGCAGATGTAGTCGCTGGGCCCGATATCATCACTGACATTGATGAGACATATGTGTCTCCTTGGTCTAAATATCTATCAGTGGATGATTTAAAAGCACCGACTGGCGAATCCGCGGCGACTTCGTCAAAGACATCCTCGCCGCTCATAAAGAACGAGTAATGCGCGAACGTGGAAGAGACCTGCTGGTATGGGAATCTTCTCTACGCTTTTATGATGATACCAGTCTTTGGACTGTTGATGATCTGGCCACTCTATTGGCTTTACAGACAATGAATATTGATGTAGATATGCTTGATCTCACATGGCTAAAGAAAAAGACAACTTTGTTGCCCGAAAAAGAAACGGGACGAATCACTTATGCCAATCTGGCAGCAAAGGTTGCACGTCGAGCTGACTATAAAGAAGATTTGGAAAGGCAAATCGAAGATAAGCCGATTATAACCGAAACAGTTCTGTCTATGTTAGACGAGGATGTCATAGAACTGTTTGGTATAAGAAACAAATCTGATTTATCGATACGACGTATGAGATTTAAAGACATCATTGCTATTTATCAGCTAAGTGGCAATATGCACTTATTCCTTAAATATCTGAATACAGTTAGAAATTTAGATTATATTACTGTGTGCAACTTGATGAATGCTTTTATTATACAGAACGTTGAATTTTACAATATATTATCAAGATTGCATGCTTTCAGAGATTTACAAAGATATGCCCTGGTTACTTCTGCAGTAACTGGTCTTGTTAAGAAATATCCATGTGATATGTCCGTACGTTTAACGATGGCTGAAGCCGGTGGTCTTACAGGATATCGAAATATACCATTTCCTGGTTTCGATCCTGTTAAAGGTACCGAAGATCTAGCAAACGGAGGACAGAAGCATGGACTGTTAGGACAAGATTGGTTATCAACATTTGAGAATGCAGCTAAGAAGGTGAAATTTGGACAAAAACAGAAGCGCGTTGATTTTATGACTTTAGAGGAGTTCATTGCCTCAGACATAAGTCAAACTTCGGGAGCTTCTTCTTATGGGAAGATTGTTTATGAAACCGAAACCGTCGACGGTGAGTTAAAAGATGGAAAATTCAAAGCGAGAAAGAATTTTCTGCTTGATCTTTTTGCTCCTGGTGAATTGACAGAACTAACAATCAAAAACATGGGAAAACAGACGTCTACAGCATTCATAAAACCTGAGTTAGGCAAATGTAGAGTTGCAGTCACAGGCGATCTTTGGACTTACTACACGATGGCATGGTTGAATTATCTATGTGGGTCAACGTATACCTCATGGGAGGGTAGCACATTAGAAGAAAATAGGATACAGCAAATGTATCGAATGGACGAGATGGTTAAGACACTAAAGGGCAGTTGGAGCTTACCTTTTGATTATCGTATATTTGATAATCAACCAACAACCCCTGAGGTGCAGATTCTCACCAAACTATTTCTAATGGACGCACTGAATAATACACCTGCTGAGATGCAGTCTGTAGTCTTAGATGCAATTGAGAAAACTATATTGAGTTTAGCTCATGTTACATGTACTATAACCTATGAGTCGAAGAAACATATATTTAAAGTAGTCGGAGGAGTACAATCAGGAATAAGATTAACATCATTATTGGGAAACTATTGGAATATGACTATGAGTCGAGTAGCTGCGGATATATTTGATCCAGACCGCAAGAATATAGATAATATCTATATTCGAGGCGATGATAGTAGCGTTTACTCGTCTACATATTTTACAAGTTTGTTAATGCGATTGGCCTATCAAGCTATCAATGCTATTGGGAGCGATGCGAAATATGGCATACATTATGAGAACAGTGAATTTTTGCGAGTATGGTACTCAAAAGACAGAGCGTATGGATATCCGAACCGAGCGATACCGGGGTTAATGCAACGTAAACCTTGGACAAACGATCCTTGGAGTGGTGATAGCACAACAGAAGCTTTGTTTGAAACAGTCAATACCATAGAGCGTAGATTGGCTGTTGACCTTTCGGTATATCGAAGGGTTTTCAGTATTGTATGGTCTCGAAATAGAAAGCTATCTGCACGATATCTAGAACTTCCTCGATCTTTAGGAGGTTTAGGATTGTTACCATGGCAAGGATGGGTTTGTGATACACCTTATCCTAAACTGGAGAAATTTGGTATCAAATTCAAAGTTGGAGATGATACATATGTACGCTATATTGATAAATATTCGGATATAGCATCAGTGTCTCCTGATGAAGCTAGAAAATTGCAACAAATGAGTATGATAAGTAAAGCTGGGACAGACGATGTACCTGGCATAAATAGGACATATAGACAACGTTTCAATAATTTGATTGGAAAAATAGGCATAGTGAAATGGACCAAGATGGATTTTCGAAACTATGAAGTAATTTCAGGTATTTTACCAACGGACTACCTTAGGAAAATGAATTCATGTGTAGATTTGACATCTTATGAAAAAACCACACCAGTATCTTTCGGCGAGTATGCGAGATATCAAGGATACTGGACTAAACTACAAGAGCTGAGTCGTGTATTAGACATTCGACCTATAGTATTAATGAGAGAACGCAGTCCATCATTTGTCGATGCACTACGAGGAATGGAGAGAACGGGATGGCATCGAGGAGCTGCGATAGATTGGCTTTTTGGTAAAATCACCGGATTAGAAATCGGTAATCTTCATCCATCATTATATCACACTGTAGAATGTGCAACGGCAAAAGCTGTCTCTTTTGTTTTCGATACTCTGAAGAAGAGAGCAGATGTAAATTGGCTCATATCCAGAGCTAGTTCTTCCGCTAGTAAGTATCTTCTCACGAGTACATTGAACAAAAGACTGTTTAGCTGGTAATTTCATATATTGATATATAAGTATATGTTTGTGTCTTGCTGTAGACACGGTCCGTTTATTGAATGGGGGGTTAGTATATATAAGACTGGAATTTGTTAACGTAGACATCTAGAGCGGATTTCTTTCGTTAGTTTTTCAATTTG